AGTTTAGTAAGCTTGAGGCCGGGAGTTCGAACCTCCCTGAGTGCAACCCTATTAAAAGAATGGAAATCAACTAGATCATGAACGCTGTCCGTATTCATGATATAGCCTCCGTGACTTTTTTACTTCCCTTTTCTACGTTGGCGTTCGCCGAAGTATTTTGTGGATATGTTGTCTATCCCATGTTTTTAACGCATGCACTCACGTTTCATTTGCTATACGATCTCGTATGGATTTACGTACAGCCCAAAATTATAACGTCGCACCGAAATCTTATCATGTTGCACCACGTCGTCGCCCTCATGTATCTCCTTCGACCCCTTTTGAACCCTATCGAATCTCGTATAACTGCACTCGCGTCACTCGTAGAGATTGACACGACAATTCTCATCTTGAAGAGACTTTTACCTCGAAGTACTTTCATGAACAATTTGTATCTCACGTCAAACATGATCATTCGGGTGTACTACGAAACATTCTTGAGTTTTCTGGTTTGGTACATGTCACGTTACGACTCATTTTGGGTACAGGTCTACACTCTTTCGTGTCAACTTTTCATAAACGTATTCAGTTGCGGAATTTGCGCACTCACCTTTTCTAAAAACTTTAAGAAAAGAATTTAATCTACTAATAGTATGTGGTTGGAGCAATTCTTTACACCGTCCCATATTGCTGTTTAGTCACGATATTTAAAGAACGAAATAAGAGAAGGTGTTCACCTAGAGGATCATCAATGTACTTAAGGAATATGGATCAAGACTATACATATGGCGCCTCTCGGAGTTAAGAAACTTTGTTACGATGCTCATCTGCCTACTCGTGGTTCTGATGGTGCTGTGGGATATGATTTATATAGCTCCGAAGATGCGACTGTACCGTGTCAGGCGGGGCGAGCTCTAGTAAGTACTGGTATCGCGTTGCAGATTCCAGACGGTCTATATGGCCGTGTAGCTCCTCGTTCTGGTCTTGCCGTGAAGCATTGCATTAATGTCGGCGCGGGTGTCATTGATCCAGATTACACTGGTGAAATCAAGGTTGTCCTGTTTAACCATGGTTTGGAAAACTTTGAAATCAAGAAGGGTGATCGTATCGCTCAACTTATTTTAGAGAGATGTGAGACACCTCTCGTTAAGGAAATTGGCCTTCTCGAAGAGACACTCAGGGGAGATGGTGGTTTTGGTTCTACAGGTCTTTGAATTCCTCTTTACAAAACCATAAATCTTCGGGTGTGGGTATGAATAACATACCTTGACGCATAGTCATATATAGTTTAGCTTTGTTCAAATCGGGGTAAGACCATAAAATCCAACGTTCCCAATATTCTGCTCGAAAGAAATCCTCCCAATCTTCTTTCGTGCTCTTATCGATCCTTAGCATTTCTCTATGAATCTCACCCGGATCTGTTTCTATTCGCAGCTTTTTAGAGAGGATAGCACCCTTTCTAATAAGATGCGCACGCATGAGTTTAGGATTTTTATGATCGATATAGTGTTGGGTACGTTTTTCCCCAAAATCAATAGCTCTTTTATTAGGTAATGTCACCCTAAGTTTGTGTGTTACGGAAGGGCTCGGTTGTAATACGACATGCATTATAAATAAAGAACAGAATATATTAAAACCTATGAAGACACATGAATCCCTTGATGGTATTACTATTAGAGTTGGCACAAATGCAAAGGAAAATTATGAACTCACTCACACGAGTAATGCGGCTTATTGGTGGCTTCATGTCAAGGGGTGGCCCGGGTCACATGTTGTAGTTTCTTATGATGGAGATTCGTTACCAAAAGAAACTAAACGAGATGCTGCTGCATTAGCTGTTCATCACAGCCAAGCTTCTGGTCAAAAGATGGTTGTAGTTGATTTGATTCGTCTTCAATATGTCCATACGTTAAATCAAAATGGTTTAGTTGAGTTGATAAGAGACCCCATCGAACTCACTGTGTTTATAAATAAGGAAAAGCCTAGACTCGACCGTTTAAAGTAGAGTAGTGCCCAGCGATGTAATAAACATCCTCAAACCCCAAACTTTCCAATTTCTCTGCTGCAAATCTGGCCCGTTGCCCGGTGTTGCAATAGACGAGTAGTCCCTTCTTGGGGAGTTCCGATGTTGTTTTTTCATTCATTTTGTTCACTGGGATGTGGATTGCTTTTGGGTAATGACCAGCGCGATACTCCATGATCGTGCGAACGTCGATAACTGCCCTGATTTTACCACCTTTGATCAATCGCTTGGCTTCTTCTGAAGATATGAGATTCTGTCCAAAATAGGTGTAGGCTGTGAGAGCAGCGAGACCACCAACGAGAATGAAGGGGATCATTTAGTATCTGTGGGGATTTTAACTTCGACATGATCCATCTCGAAGCAGCATTGAGCAAACCCATCATACGTTCTTTGGCATGATTTGCAGTAGTACATCACATTGAAATTATTCATTTTGTATTAGGTAATATAAAGTTTTGAGTCACTCGTAGTATATATGGCACTTGGAAAAAAACAGGATGTGTCCACTCGTCTCTCTCCTGATGAGCTTGCTAAGCGTTCAATGGATGCCCGTATTGCCGTGACAAATGAAGCACTTAAGGCTGAAAAAGTTCGTTACAAGTCTAATTGTAACTCGGAAAAGTTCAAGAAATTTCTTGAGTACCGACTTACAATTTGGGATGAACTAAAGGACAAGACGTTTCACGGAAAGCGAATGTATGAAAAAACTAAAAATTTAATCGATAACTGGAATTAATTACCGAATGCGACACCAGCCATACCATTCTTGATACGAAGAATGTTATAGTTGACCGCATAGACACGATGGAGCTGGTTACCACCAGTGGGGCTGTTGAGCACGAGCTTGGCGTTATCGATACGAGAGAAGTTGAGGGAACCAGTGGGTTGCATCTTACTCATGGTGAGGCAGAAAGGCCACGAGAAGGTGGGAACGTTGTCGATTGCACTGTCGGGAAGATCGGTTGTATGCATCTCGGCGACGACATCGTGGTGATACACGTTAGACATGTTTTCAAAAAGGGCGGTACCGTTGATGTAAAGGGACGCAGTATCGAAGCTATATTCATCGACGTAGTTGGCATCGCTGGCTTTACCAGACACGAGATGGATGGATTTGACTGGGTGGTTAAAATAGCTTAGATCAATATCGGTATCGGTATTGGAAGCGAGTTGGCTCTGTGTTTGGGTGATGAGAAGTTCGTGCTCGGTATCAGTGAAGTATTTGCGCTCTTCTGTATCAAGATATATGTAATTACCGAATACCTTGGGAGTAGTATTAGGGGTGAAACCGTCCCGACACTTAACACGGATCTCGACGTCATGATATTGGAGGGACACCAAAGGGAGTGCCTTGGTCCAGTCCTCACCGAAGAAGAAAGGAATCACATAGTAGTTCCCGGAATGATTCTCTTTCCGGGTATTGGTGGTGACAGCAAAGGAAGCCTTAGCCGACGAGTCCCTCATGAGGGTGTTATAAACACCTTGAATGTAGAGGGAGTCGAGTGTGGATACCATTTGGCCACCGATCCAAAGCTGGAACTCAGTGGGTTTGGCGGCGTTGTTTGAGAAAAGACCATCCGCGTTGGTCCCGACCTCGGCGATACCAGTAGCTTCGATCCAGATGTAGCTCATGAGATCACCCTTGGAGCGAATGGGAATGATAACTTCATTAGAATCACCGAAGGTACCAATGTAATCCATGCGCTCAGGCTTCATGGCGAAGTTGGTGTAGCGCTTGTAGTTCTGACGAAAAAAGCTGACCTGGGGGTCACCAGTGATGTAGACATCCTGGGCTCCCACCGACACGAGCTCAATTAAAGCAGCAGACATTTATTAATAAATGATATTAAAAATTTGGCTGGATGTAAACGTATGGTGGTATTTCAAGCTTTGACATGGGAGGCGAGGGATGAGGATGACGAACATCTAATTAGTATTCTGGGTAAAACAGAAGATGGTAAGTCTGTGTGTGTCACAACTGTCTTCGAGCCATACTTCTTTGTAAAGTTACCCAGGGAAACGACTGATCAAGAAGTTCGATTGCTGTTTAACGATTTGAACAAAATTCGAGAAGATCATGTCACAAGTTATAGTGTCACGAGGAAGAAGGATGTATGGGGTTTTCAAAATAATGAGATGTTCGCCTACATGCGCTTGAATTTCAAGACACTCGCTGACCGTAGGAAGGTTAATTCAATATTTGCCTATAACAATACTTTCAAAAAATATCACGTCTATGAATCGAACTTGGATCCTGTCCTGAGATTGATGCATCGCACGGGTATTCAGTCCACCGGATGGCTTGATACTGGTAGTGAATGTGTTCGTTCTCATCTCGCAAAAGTTGACATCGATCTGTGGTGTAATAACTGGAGAACGTTAAAACCAGTGGCTCGGGATGACATTGCGCCCTTCGTTGTAGCGTCTATAGATATCGAATGTAATAGTTCCACTGGTAAGTTCCCGAATGCTGACGTACCGGGAGATGCGTGTTTTCAAATTGCTCTATCTCTCTGTAAATTTGGAAATGATGAACCGTATGAAAAGGTGTGCTTATGTTACAAGAAGACGGAGGGACCCAACGTTGTGAGCTTTGACACCGAGAGAGGAATGCTCGAAGCCTTCCAAAAGTATATCCACGAAAAGGATGTGGATATTATCACCGGGTGGAACATTTTTGGTTTTGATCTTGAGTATATCTACAAGAGGGCGCACTTGACTGGGTGTCACGAGGAGTTTTTCAATCTTGGTAAGCTCCACGATCCACCAAGTGACCTCTTGATGAAGAAGTTGAGTTCGAGTGCCCTGGGTGATAACTTTCTAAAGCTTCTCCCTATGACCGGAAGGTTTATCTTTGATATGTTCCACGAAGTCAAGAAGGGTTACAAACTGGATTCGTACAAGTTGAATGAAGTTTCGAAACTCTACCTCGGGGATCAGAAGATTGACATGTCACCGAAGGAGATGTTTGCCCGTTATAAGGAGGGTAATCCCCAAAAGTTGGGTGAAGTTGCTGAATACTGTATCAAAGATACCCTCCTCCCCCATAAACTATTGAAAAAGTTATGCACACTCCTCAATCTCTTAGAGATGGCAAAGGCGACGTGGGTCCCTCTGTGTTTTTTGGTTGAACGTGGTCAGCAGATTAAGGTATTCAGTCAGCTTACTAAGAAGGCTCGAGAGTTGGGGTACATGGTTCCGACAATCAAGTACGGTGCTCTTCCCGAAGAACCCTACGAAGGTGCGACGGTTCTAGAGGCTCAAAAGGGTGCTTACTACACACCAATCACAGCCTTGGATTTTGAAGCTCTATACCCTTCGATCATGGTGGCCCACAACCTCTGTTATTCGACATATGTCATGGACGAGAGGCGGTACGGCAACGTTCCGGGTATCACATACGAAACTTTTAAGATTGGCGACAAAACCTACAAATTTGCTCAAGGTGTTGAAAGTCTTTTACCTGCCATTCTTCTCGAGCTCAAACAGTTTCGTAAAAAGGCTAAGCGAGACATGGCTAACGCCACTGGATCGATGAAAGAGGTCTATAATGGTAAGCAGTTGGCTTATAAAGTTTCCATGAACTCTGTTTATGGTTTCACCGGTGCTGGAAAAGGTATTCTTCCATGTGTCCCAATTGCATCTACGACGACATGTAGGGGTCGGGGGATGATTGAGGAGACGAAGAACTATGTGGAGGCTAACTTCCCGGGTGCAAAGGTGAGATATGGGGACACTGATTCGGTGATGGTTGAGTTCGATGTTGGGGGGCGTACGGGTGAGGATGCTGTTAGATATAGTTGGGAGGTGGGTGAGAGAGCCGCAGAGGAATGTAGTGCTCTTTTCAAGAAGCCAAACAACCTTGAGCTCGAGAAGGTCTACTGGCCCTATTTCCTTTACTCTAAAAAACGGTACGCCGCTAAACTTTGGACCAAAGGGAAGGATGATCAGATGCACATGGACTACATTGACGTCAAGGGTCTTCAGGTTGTTCGAAGGGATAATACACCCCATGTACGCGAGGTCTGCAAAGAACTTCTCGATGTTGTTCTTAATGCTCCCGATACAGGACCACCCAAAGAGTTAGCCAAAAAGAGAGCGAATGAACTCCTCTCTGGTGACGTACCAAATGAAAAGTTGATTTTGAGTCAGTCGTTGGCAGACACTTACAAAGTTAAGGGAGAAACTGTGTCGATCACGAGTCCTGAAAGTGTAAATATTAATCAATCTCACGTGCAAGTGGTGGTAAAAATGCGGGAACGAAAACCCGGGTCAGAACCCCAATCTGGTGATCGTGTCCCTTACTTACTGACAAAGACGGACGATCCGAAGGCGAAAGCTTTTGAAAAGTCCGAAGATCCCAAGTATGTTGAGGAGCACAACATCCCCGTGGATTATCAGTATTACTTTGAAAACAAGTTTCTCAATCCTGTGTGTGATCTTCTAGATCCACTATTTAAAAATACAAAGCAAGAAATTTTCGGTGAAATCATTGAACAACATAAACCCCAAAAAAAGAATCTGGGACCCGCCATCAGCACCATGAAAAAAGATCAACTCATTGAGGAGTGTAAAAAGAGGGGTTTAGACGAATCAGGGAACGTTTCGGATCTCAAGGGAAGGATTAAAGAGGCTCGTTCGCATTCTCTTGTGAATATATTTAAACAATATGAACAAAATAGTAATAAGACATGAGTTTCGATTCTAAATTGTTACAACTTGTAAATGAAGAGCGTGAAAGGTCTTTGGTTATAGAGATTAATAAACATAACGTCAACATCTCGAAGAAGCATCAAATTTCATTAGAATCTCTCACGTGCAGCATTCCTGAAACATGTGCCCCCGGCATTTGCAGAGGGATCATGAATGATTATACACGTTGTACATACAAGACTACTGATGAAAATAGTAAGTATTGCAATATTCATAAAGAACAAGGGGAAATAGCATCGTACCCACAGATAATCAGGAGATCTCGTATCAAGCATACTCATAGTGACCCCGACCTAAGAGATGTTCCGGGATGTCCGGCATGTGAAAAGGGGGCTTATAGATTAGGCTTCTATAACTAGTAATGAGCAAAACTGGAATCCTACTATCATCCATAAACAATTTTTACAATGAAGAGGAACACAGAACTAAATTGATGTCCATTTTAGACAAATCTGGTGGTATTTCACTTCGAAATATTGAATGGTTTATCACTACATACGCAAAGAAAAATAACACAACTTTCAAGACGAACGACGGAAAGCTTTTCACTGTACATTGTGCATACAAGTCTAGTCTTGATGGGTACAGTAAGAAACTTTTTGACCCCTTTTGTAGAGCAGAAAAGTTTTCATATACAGTTCCAGGGTCATCTCATGAAATTCAGACGACACTCGCACAGCTAAATTTCATCAAATGGTGTATTAAGAACAATATTATCGATTATATGACTGATAATAAGAATTCTCTGTTTAATAGGAAAGTGACATAAAACCCTTATCAAACACATATGTTTGGTAACCAGTGTAGTACATGTTCAAAGAGTAAGTATTAGAAGACACATCCACCTTTGTTGTATCTAATTTCACTTCTATGTTCGTTTTATCCGATTGTATTTGACTAAAATCTAAGCTCCCCGATGGTTCCACATTAATCGGATTCATCGAGAAGCTGTATGTGTATATATTTCTGATGGGTCTCGCTAAACGATTATCAAATGGTATGAGATATTTATAATAGCTATGATCAGTTTTTGTAACATTCGGCAACCTATTACCATTGATGTAAAAGCTCGCGGACTCCATGATAGGATCAAAGAATGTTGTTTGATCATCAAAGCTCACGTTTGATGAAAAGTTGAAACGATTTTGATAAAGTCTTTGTTCATTTACATCCCGCGGTCCGATTGCATCCCCTTCAACTTCAAACTCCGTGTTTCTCAGAAACCAGTGAATACACTTTACAGGAATATCTGGTACAAGATTATTTACAACCCTGTCTATACCAAGTTCGCTCACAATCGAGGGATGTTTTCTGACCAAATCTGTTATAAATGTTTGCTTTTCACTTGCTAGATAATTTCTTTCTTCTGGACTGACAGTGATTTCTTCAGTTATGAGATTGAAAGATTGTAGAGTTAGTGTATCTGTGGTATTGGTAAAAAAGGTTTGTTGGTGAAACTCTAATTCAAACTCAATTTTTTGTCGATAAATTGAACACACGGGGAAATAAGGGCGATTTGGTTTATTGGAGGAATATTCATCACTCGCGTATTTTCTCGAAAAGAAGAAGTGGAGGGGAATAACTAGATTCGATTCTAGACGCGCATAGGTTTCATCATTACTTGAAGCATCGTATCCTAAATTTCGATTGACAAGAAAACGGTTTGCTATTTTTTCTGAAATTTCGAGGTACAGTTCATCATATATAATACCCCAATCATCGT